TACCCTGCGATTATCGTATACCCAACAGGCGTAGAGAATAGCTTTGAAACTAATCAGGAGAACTTTAAGATTTATACCTTCTCAATGTTCGTTGTAGTAAACATTGCAGGAGCTACAACCCAACAGGTATATCAGACCATATTGCCAAAAACATTTGACGATGTAATGCAACACTTTGATACAAACTGGAATCTCAACACAATAGACGGTCATAGAGTATGGGCTAAGGTATCAGCTAATACTTTTGGACTTTCTATCGAACAGAAAAACAAAACAGCGTTTGTTGATATGACACTAGAGATTAAAACGCTTACGAATAACTAGGCGTGGTATAATATAGGTAAGTATCGCAACATAGATACAATTAAAAATTAAATTATAAAAATATGGCAGAAATTATTGGAAAACAAATTGAGCTCGGAATTTCTATTGAAGGAACAAGAGGTACACCTGTAGCGACAGCATCAAAATGGGTAAAGAATGTTAGTGCTGATGTAATGGCACGAGCAGAAAAGGTTATTGACGATAACTCTCAAGGAGTTATGGAAGACTCAACCAATTCAAGAGTAATCAAGAAATGGTATGACGGAGATATTGCAGGTATCGTACACGCCGATGTTGTAGGGTATTTGTTCTTTAATGTGTTCGGACAGGTAGACACAACAACAGTTACAGGTGCAGTGCGAAACCACGCATTTTCTATGTTGCAGAATATCCTACACCCTACACTTTCTCTTATCGCTAAAGACGGAGGAGTATCACAAGAAGTATTCGACACTGGAGTTGTAAATACACTAGAAATCACAGCATCAACTGATGACTTCGTACGATTCTCATCAAATCTTATGTTCGCAGAAGCAACAACAAATGCAGACACAGCATCATACGATACAGAATACGACTTCATCGGAAAAGACATCACAATCAAAATAGCAGCAACAGAGGCAGGTCTAACTGGTGCGACAGCAATCAAAGCAAAAGAAGTTGGTATCACTTTTGATACTGGAGCAATCGCAGACTTCTCTTTTGGTTCATTCTCACCAGATAACTATAACTCAAAGCTATCTATTAGTGGAAACATCACAAAGAATTATGTAGATGACACTTTCAAAGACTTGTTTACAGCAGACACAGCAGTCTACATGGAAATCGCTATCGTAGGAGAGGCAGTACTTGCAGGAGGTAACTCACCAAAAATTGTTACTCTACTTAACAAAGTACAAATTCAAGGTTGGGAACGCTCAGGAGGTAATGATGACCTCGTTACAGAGGAAATCGAATTCAAGGCTTTCTACAACAACACAGACGCAGAAATGGCGACAGTATCAGTACAGAACTTAACAGATGTTTACGAAGTATAATCAAAATAATATGCAAATCGACTTAACAAAGTACAAGGTAACTACAAAAGACGAATTATCATTCGGTGACATGGAAGATGTCCAGATGGAAATCGGTAGCGAATCAAACCTACTAAAAGGAAACGCAAAACTTACAGAGGTGGCAGTCGTATCAATTCTAGACAATGACAATAACGAGGTTAAGTATTCAAACGAATGGCGAAGAAACTTGTCTATTGTTGACGGTACAAAACTATCACAAGAGATACAAAAACTGATTGCAGGAATCGAGCAGGCAGTAAAAAAAGCATAGGGGGTAGCTCTTTAGTGTGGCAGTTAGAGGGTAAATCCCCCCCGTCAAACATGGTTTTGATGGAGATGCTTTCCACAGAGTATGGGTGGACACCTAAAGAAATACGAGAGTTGAATGTCGTTGATGTTAAATGCTACACGCAAATAATATCAACAAAAAGAAAGCTCGAAAACAATAAGCAAAAACGCAATGGCAACAAATAATCTAAGCATCATACTCGACCTTAAAGACAATGCATCTAAAGCGTTGCAAGGTTTTGAGGGTAAAGTAAAGGGGCTAAAGTCTGAATTCAAAGGAATGGCAGCAGTTGGAACTGTGGCATTTGCTGGAATCGCTGCTGCTGTTGGAACTTCACTGAAGGCATTTGCACAACAGGAACGAGCTGACAAGCGTTTAGAAACATTGATTAAAAACGTAGTTGTTGCTACAGGTGAACAAGTAGAAGTTTATAAAGACAGGGCAACATGGGAAAAGGTAGTAACGAGGGAAGTGGAAAAAAGTGTGCTGGCACTTAAAGAACAAGCGAGTGCGTTGCAAAAATTGGGTGTAGTAGGTGATGAAGTAACTTCATTTGGTCAATCCCAACTAGCTACTTTTGCACTTCAAACTGAAACTATTTCAAAACTGACTCCTGGAATGCTTGACTTAGTGGTAGCTACTAAGGGCGTAAACGCAACCCAGGAAGACATGATTAACATTGGTAACTTGGTTGGTAAAGTTATGATGGGGCAAGTGGGTGCTTTATCACGATTGGGAATTACTTTTTCTGAAGCACAGGAAGAGATTCTAAAAACTGGAACAGAGATGGAAAGGTCAGCCACCCTTTCAGATGTACTCGCACAAAACTTTGGTGGTTTGAATGAAGCTGCAAGAGGTACTGCAGAAGGAGGTATGCAAGCTCTTAAAAACTCCTTCGGGGATATGCAAGAGATAATTGGTTCAGTATTTGTTCCACTTCTTAATGATTTGGTTCAAAAGATTGCTCCCGTTGTTGATAAAATAGCTTCATGGGTTCAGGAAAATCCAATACTGACAAAAAATATAGCTCTAGTTTCTTTGGCGGTTGCAGGACTTATTGGAGGTATAGGTACACTCGGTCTACTACTGCCTAAAATTATTGCAGGATTTGGATTTATTACGACCGTGGTCGGAGCACTAGGGACAGCACTCGCTTTTCTAATGGCTAACCCTATTGCATTGATATTAGGTGGTCTTGTGTTGCTTGGTGCTGGATTATATTTACTATATAAAAACTGGGATAGCGTAGTTCTTTTTGTAAAAGAATTGTTTATAGGACTCGGCAACTTCTTTGCTAACTGGTGGACTGGACTAGGCGACTCAACGCAAGGTTGGCTCTTGTTGGTAGGTAATATACTAACAGGTGGGCTACTAGGTTGGATAAGATTGTTTATTGCAAACTTTGACTCCATAAAGGCAGTCTTTGCAAGTTTGTTTGCAAACATGAAAGATGGCTTTGCTATAACTTGGGATTCTATAACTGACATATTTAAAAAGGCTATTGATTTCATAATGAAACTAATGGCACCACTTTTGCGACAACTAGAGAACTTAAAAGAGGGAGCATCTATAGTCGGTGGAAGTATAAAGGGGGGTCTTGGAAAAGCAAAGAGTGGTATTGGTGGTTTATTTAGCTCAGGAGGTAACTTTCTAAAAAGAACAATGAGTGTAAATGATGCCATTATTTCACCAGACGGTAATATTATTACCACACACCCAGACGACTATTTAATCGCTACCAAAAACCCATACTCACTTGGTGGAGGTGGTGGAGTTGTGATTAACATCACAGGTAACTCATTCATGGGAGAAGACGACATGGCAGAAAAGATTGGTAATAAACTTATGAGCATTGTTAAACTTAACGCACAGGTATGATAATTAACATAGGAGGTGTTGATAGGACATCATCAATTCTCCTATCCTCGCTTAAAATTTCAAACAAGATAAACAACCGAGTAGACTCGTGTGATTTTCGTATAAAAAAGCAAGACAATAAAGTATACAGACCACAATTAAATGATGAGGTGATCGTAACCAACAACAGCGTGGTAATCTTTGGGGGTGCAATCGTAAGGATAGACGAATCAGCAAACGCAGGTAATCAATTAGTATTCAATATTAAGTGTTCAGACTATTCTCAATACCTTAAAAGAGAACTTGTGACAAATAGGTATGAGAACACGACACTTATTGCAATCGTTAACGCCCTTGTGACAGACTTTACAGATGATGGTTTCACAACTAACAATGTAGTGCTTACAAAGACTATCAAATCATTTTCTTTTAATGGACTCACTGTAACAGAATGTTTTGACAAGCTCGCAAAGTCTTTGAACGCCTACTGGTATGTAGACTACCAAAAAGATATTCACTTCTTTGCTCGT